TTATTTTTTTATTTTTTTTTGTTTTTATTTTTTTATTTATTTCTTAAAATATCTGCATATGTAATTTCTTCTCGAACTGTTTCTAATTTTATCTCGAACTTATTCTTTTTTAATACTTGTTGTTCTTTATCATCTTTAATACCATAATAATATTTTCCTAAATCAACGTTTTTTACCTTTTCACTGTCTTGAAATTCATAATTAAATAACCAGTCGTTATTCTTTACAAAATCATTTTCTAACTTATCAAATATTTCATTTTCTACTATAACGTTTAATGGAAAAAATTCTTTAGCGTTTACATTCATCATTTTGTTACTACTTATACAATTATTAAGTTTTTTATTTTTTTTTCAATTTTTTATTTTTCGCTCATTATAATTTTTTATTTTTAAACCATTTTTAATGGAAAATACATTTGATACATACGTCATAAGTTTAAATACACCTAATGACCTTTTACATAAATTAAATAAATGTAATCTAAATCCTATCTTATTTAACGGTACTAATGGTAAAACACTCGACCATAATACTATTAAAAAATATACCACACCTATATATTCTATTTTTGGACCAAAAAGTTCCATAGGATGTTCCATATCACATATTTCTGTATGGAAAACATTTTTACAATCAAATAAACAATACGCTATTGTATTTGAAGACGATATCATCTTTGACTCTACTAACCTTAAATCCAAAATCTTATCTTATTTATCTAATACACCAAATAACTTTGATATGTTATATCTAGGATGTTTTGGTAGTAATCCTAATAATACTTTCTTTAATACAACAATGAATTTACTGAATCTATCCTCAGAATTTTCACAAGTTAATGATTATATTATTAAACCACGAGTAGCTCTCGCACTACATGCTTATATAATTTCAAGATCTGGTGCGCAAAAACTCATCAATTTATTAGATGGAAAAATCCATAATCATATTGACTTATGTATTCAATCTTTAGATAAACAAAATCTCGTCTCCAGATTTGTAACTAATCCAAGATTAATATATCAAACATCCACTGATAACACACCATCACAAAACTCCTCTAATTCTTACCCAATCTTATTTAATAATATTTTATCACAATTTTACATTGATAATTTTGTAAAAGCTAGTTATATTAGCACTGTATCAATTTTTAGAATATCTGATTATAATATAACAATTTCAACTCTTTTACTATTCAGTATATGTCTTTATCTATATATATCAAACGAATCTATTTACTTTATCATTGTATTTATTATTTCTATCTCACTACCAGATTTGTTTAAATTTAATAAAGTATAGAAACTGTATCACCTGATTCAGTAGTCCAATCAGAACTACTTGATGAACTTGAACTGGATGAACTTGAACTTGATGAACTTGATGAACTTGAACTTGATGAACTTGAACTTGATGAACTTGATGAGCTCGATGAACTTGATGAACTTGATGAGCTCGATGAACTTGATGAACTTGACGAGCTCGAATCAGATCTCTGACGTGGCTGCCTTATTTCTATAACTTGTATAGGTGGCTGTAATTGCTGTTGTTGATCGTTATTTTGCATTTTAATTCCTTTGGAATACTATTACACAATAAAAAAAAAATACATAAAAAAATTAAAATAAACAGAAAAAACAATTTAATTAAAACCCGGACATTTATTAAAAACAAATGTTATCAATATCTATTATTTCTGTTTCTATATCAGTTAAATTAAATAATTGCATAATACTTTCTTTTGTTTCTTGTTTTCCATTTTGATGATTTTCATTTTCAACGTACCTCTCATTTCTATTTAATTTTTCTAGTTTATCCTTAATAAATTTAATTATAAAAGATAACTGACATTCACAACCCTCAGATTTGTCATTTAAACATCTTTTCATAGTTGCTATATACCACTCATTTTCATTATAACTATTAAAATTACCATTTTTATCCATCCAATTATATATCGAATATATAACTTCCTCCTTTTCTGTAACCACCAATATCTTCCACTCATATTGATGTTTATCATGTTCCTTACCATTTTTCAATGGTTTACCAAAAATTTTCTCTAAATCTTTAGTTGAAAATTCTAATGTATCAATATTACATGCGTTTTCTGTATCTCTATCTGTATCAAGATTTATTATATCTTTTATAACAATGTCTTCTTTAACAACGTCTTCTTTAACAATATTATCTTCTTTAACAACGTCTTCTTTAACAACGTCTTCTTTAACAACAGTTTTTTCTTTAACAACAATATCTTCTTTGACAACAATGTCTTTTTCTTTTTTTTCATTCTTTTTTTTTATTGATTTTTTTGGTTTATTTTGTCTAAATTCTTTAACCATTGATTTTATATCATCAATTTCTTCATTATCCTTTACTAACGAATAATATTTTAATAATTCTTTTACATAACATTCTAATTTATTTCTACTTGGCTCATTAAAATTCATTAAATTTATTTCCAATTTTATATTTTCACCAGTTACAATGTCATTTAAATAATACTCATTTTCATCTAACCATATTCTAAATTTTACTAAATCATTTACAAATTTTTCACTAAAAATATTCTCGATTACTACCATTCTTTTACACATTTCTAATTTTTTTTATTATTTTTCAATTTTTTATTTGTATTTAAAAATAATTTTAAATACTTTTTTATTTTTATAAAACACGTTTCTTGCTGTTCATTATTATCGGGAATCTTTAATATATTATCTATATCATTCCACATTTTGTCAATCTCTTCATCTTCATTCATTTTTTAATATAAATAAAAAAAACCCAATAAAATTCAGATTACTAAATTTTATTGGGCTTATTATTTTTTTATTTTTTATTTTTTTATTTTTTTTATTTTTTTTATTTTTTAAATCTCAAAACATTCATAACATTCATCTTCATAACCTAATCCATAATCATCCTCATCATAATACCCATAGTCATTTTCGTCAACAGATCTTAAATCCATATCAGGATCTATATCCATATCATCAATTAAATCTTCGTCAAATTCACTTTCAAGATCACTTTCAAGTTCTTTTTCACTTTCAAGATCACTTTCAAGATCACTTTCAAGATCACTTTCACTTTCAAGATCACTTTCACTTATGAATTCTTTACTTTTAAATTCCATTACACTTTCCATTTCACTTTCATAAAATTCAATTGAATCTTCACTTACAAAAAACGCACTTTTCAATTCGTTTTTTAATTCTATTTTTTCAGAATTGTATTTTCTTTTTTTAACAATTTTATAGCTTTCGTTGTTTTCTCTTGTAAATTCCATCTTAAACTCTTTATCTGTACAATTTTTAATAAAAATCATTTATTTTTCAATTTTTTATTTTTTATTATAAATTTTTCAATATTTCTCTATTCTTTATTAACGATCGTTTTATATCTTGTAAACATCTATTTATCTCTTGATTATCACTGTTAAAATCACGAGACTCTATCTTTCTCTTATAGTATTTATTATAACATTCTAATGCACTACATAACGTTTTTAAAAATTTACTTACTATAGTATCATTTAATGTATTACTTAATATACGCCAATTTCTTGTCTGTAATAATTTATTTTCATTTTTCCAATCACATAAAACAAATACAAACTCATTTTCTTTATCTGTAAAAGTCCAAGAATATTTTATCTTATCATTGTTTATATTTGGAATTTCTCTAAATATCGCCCACAATTCATAAAAATTTAATCGCGCATCAGTTATAAAATATAACTCTAAATTATCCCGTTTTATATCATTATCTAACATAAAAAACGGTTCTTCTTCATCTATTAAATCAACCTTTTCTAAATCTTTAATTAATTTCTCTACCTCCATCAAAAACATATATTATTATTTATTTTTCATTTTTTTTTATTAACAACAAGATTTTTCCCGTAACATCGTTATAAACCTTTTAATAGTATCACCCCGTTTTGTATTAGATGCTATATGCCAATATATATCATCTTCATTATCAAATACATCATCCGTATTTAAATAATCATATACACTAAATATCCATTTCTTGCCATTATCTATAAATTCAAACTTGTATTCAAAACGATGATTATCATCGTCATTACCTGTCCTAGAATAATCTCCATATTTATCTACTAAATCACTTGTATCTATATTAATTGATTCTACCCATTCTGTCTTTGATGTATCTAACTCATTATCTAAATTTAAATAACTTTCAGTTTCTCTTACATTTGAACATTTATACTTTTTATAATGATAAAATATCTTTTCCGCCTCACATCCATTAATCCTACTATCTATATTTATATTCACATTTATTTCAAAACACAAAAATTCATCAAGTATCCTTTTTGTTATTTTTATAAAATCTATATCCTTTTTAATATCACATATAAATTTCTCTAAATTTCTTAATTCATTACCTAAACTATTATCTTCAAATATCAAATATTTATTTAATAAATAATTAATATATGACTCCATATATACTAGACAAAAACTATAATTAAAAAATATTTTTCACTTTTTAATTACACAATTTAATCTTTTTTATTAATCTTTTTTATTAATCTTTTTTATTAATCTTTTTTATTAATCTTTTTTATTATCTTTGTTAAATAGTACATTTTTACGAAAACTAATATATATTTTCATCAATACCAAACCTACTACTATAAATGATAATGGAACACCCAACAAAATCCACTCAATAACTCCCATTTCCCTATTCCTCCATAAAGAATATCCTAAACCACATAATAAATTCATATTCCATAATATTAACATAATTATATCAAATGAAATATCGTTTGTACCAGTTTTACGAGCAGATGTCCCCCAATTTATATCACTTATAGATATTAAACCCCACAACCTCGCTGGAAATATAACTGATATATAATTTATACAATAAAATACATAAAATAAATTCTCATATATCCCTGATACTAATACACCATATATCGACTTTATTAATCCTATTATTAATACAATATTTAGATATATACCCAATTCAAATACACTACCATACCATAATAAATACATTAAGTACCCCATCACTATAAATGGATACACTAACGTATAAATTAAATCTATACTCATTAATATATTTTGTTTATTTATATTCAAAATACTCCAAAAAAATTCACGAAAAGATGACTTATTCCACCTAACCTGTTGTTTATAAAACCTATATATACTATCCGGCGTTTCTGTCTCACCATAAACATTACTATTATAAATAATTTTCTCCCCCAATGATAATATTAAATTAGATAAATGTCTATCATCACCATATGTACATGACTTCCCTAAAAATTTCTGATCTTTCCATGCGTCTATTATTGATTCTATCGACTTTAATCTATACATCCCCAATGGCCCCGATACACACAATACACATCCATTAAATGATTGGTATGCTCTTTCCAAATTAAACGCAAACCAATATCTCACTTTACTCATAAAAGTTATTAATGAATTATACTTATTGTGTATTGATAAATCACCTACCACACCACCTATTATATCATTATTAAACTTTAAAATCATCTCATCTATACTTGTTTCACTTATTACTGTATCACTATCTGTACAAAAAATTGTCTCCAATCTTCTATTATACATATTTTTTTCTAAAATCGATAATTTAAATGCAATATACATTGAATCACGTTTACCACTGTGATGTTTAGATACTATTATAACTTTTTTACTCATTACGTTTTCTACTATTGATATAATAGTTTCATCACTTATATCCTTTAATTCTATATGTATATATCTATTCTCAAACATTTTTTTAGCTATATCTATCATATATTCATCTTCCTTTTCATCTCCATCCACTATTATATATACCCTATTTAATTTATCCATATTAATCATTTTTATAGATTCTAAACACATGTTAAAATACTCTTCCTTTTCCCTCCACCCCACAACCATTAAATTACAACATATATTGTTTTTTAAAGAAATTACTTTAGTATACCGATTTCCATATTTATTGTTTATAAACGCTAATAAAAATTCTATTATTAAATATACCAACATATATACACCATATACTGATATAAATAACAAATCCCAATTTAATACATATTGTAATACTATAGGAACCACTAATATACCTACCAATATCAATAAAACTATTATATTTAATAACATACACTGTGCTCTTTATGATAAATTACCTTTAAATCAAACAAAAAATTGAAAAATAACTCAAAATATATATTTTTGTCTATGTCTCAATCAGCTTTACTTAAAAAAATTATCTCTAAAAAAATACAAAACAAATACATTTTTATATTGTATAAACAACAATATAAAAACACGTCATCTGAAGCCACTCCGTTACAAGTCTGCTATAACAATTACGAAACATCTCGTTTAATCTTACAATATTACATAAATGAACTTTATAAAACAAGAACTATTATTAGTCCATGTTTATTAAAACTTTTAAATTCTAAAAAATCTATACAAACAAAAATAAACGCTATCATTCTCGAATATAACAATTTATTTGGTCCTTACGATTCCTCAGAAGAATATTATAGCATAAATGAATTTAAATTTAAATTAATTAATCCTAACAGTATGATTTACCATAAAATCATCAGAAAACAACTTAAACACAATCGCTATAATATAAAATTTACTTTGCGAGATTATAATTCTTTTTACAAATACATTCAATATAAAAATAATTATAGATTAACACAAAATTAAAAACATTATATTAGTTAACTTTTACATCAAAAAAGGGCTCCAACCTGCAATAAAATTATTTAATAGTTATTGCAGGTTGGAGCCCTTTTTTATATTAATCATTATTGATTATTTTAAAAATTAATAGAATATATATATTCCATAATTTTATCAATATTGTTTACATCAGATTCTATTTCTAAATATTTTAAATCAAACTCATCTAATAATCCTTTCAGATTTTTTTCTATTTCTATAGATTGTTCTTCATTATGAATACGACCAATCGTTTCGTATGGATTATTTGTATTTCTTTTTAAAAATATATAAATATTATTAAATTCTTCCATTTTTGATACTATCATCCTTTCTGTTTTTTCAACATTACAAACATTATCTGTATGATATCTATTATAATGTAAACCAATTAATAAAGGAGAATCTGTTACTACATAATCAACTTTTCCATATACTGCTTTTATCATGTCATATTGCTTTTTAGTAACATACCACTGATTTGCAAGTTCTTCAAATTTATTATCCCATACTAATTGTTTTGCATACTCTTGTATTAATTCACTAGAATTATGATCAGTTTTTAATTTAACAAATGTTAAAGCTGCCATCATAGATTTCCCAGAGGAAGGTGCACCAACAAAATTTATCAATAACTGTTTCATAAAAATAATAAATAATTTACTATTTATTATTTTTCAATTTATTATAATTCTGATGTCAATTTACTTATAAAAGATGAAAACCCACTGGCTAAATATTTTATAATTGATAAAATATAACCATACATTGTTTTTTCATTTGTTACTAATACATATAATATCTTATCATCCTTATTTCTATGCTCCTTATATATTGTACCTATATCAATATCCAAATCTATTAAACTTCCATCCTCTAATCCTAAAACCAAATTATTTACTTCATAATCCTTTTTTAATAACTCTATTTTTACTATTTTCAATAACTCTGACATCTTATTATCCATATGTATTGTCAACTCTAAACCATATTTTATACTTCTAGGATATTTCTCATCTTTGGTTGCCAAAAGATCACTTAATTCTTTTTCAACTGAATCAACAACTACAGGTATATTTCCTAATCCCCTAGATCTCACTTGACCACTAAAATTAGTCCTTTGATACTTATCCGTATTCTTCCTATAATTCACAAACTCCCTTCCCATTATACTACTCCTTAACATTCTTATTATTAATTAATATAATTTATTTTTAAATTCATTCATTTTTAAATCTCTTTATTTACATTAAAAATTGATTTTAAATATATATATATTATTTTAATAATAAAATATGTATAATACAAATAATCCTAATTACTTATATAATCTAAATTCTAAAAAAAATAATCTTAAAAATCGTTATAGAAATAATCCACGACCATCTACTCTTTTTGATATCTTAAACATTTTAAAAGAAATCAATTCACTTAAAAAAAAATATGACTAAATAATTTCTAATATTTATCTTGTTCTTTATAAATAAATTTTATAAAGTATAATACAATATCGTTTATAATCAAGTTGTAGATAGGATGATAATTGCCGAAAGAAAAAACCAACTGTAAAACAATGAAATAAAAAATTCTATCTACGTCTTCTTCTAACAAAACATCTTCTATTTCTAACAACTCTTGTTGATGTTTCACTTGGTTCTTGTATATTTGATGTTTCTGTAATTTCTATTTCTGTCGTTTCTGTTTCTGTCGTCTCTGTTTCTGTAATTTCTGTTTCTGTAATTTCGGTTTCTGTCGTTTCTGTTTCTGTCGTTTCTGCTACTTGTGTTTCTGTAATTTCTGTTTCTGTAATTTCTGTAGTTGTAGTTATTTCATTTGATTGTTCTGCTACTTGTGTTTCTGTCAATGAATCAGAATATTTAGGAATACTCCAACCACAATATTCCATATGCATATTATCATCTGATCCACCATTTGGACAATTACCCAAACATTCTGGACCTTTATTATCTAATATAGCCTGACATAATTTTTTACAATCTGGACGTCTCGATCTATTTGCAGCACATGAATTTCCATTCCATGTACATAACTGAAAACTATCATTACATTTCCATTCACCAGCATCTGAATGTTGACTTAAATCACCCTTTGCTTCACAATATGATTCCAACGTTTGCCATCCAGTTTGACCAATTCTTGACCAATAACCACTATTAGTTTCATAATAATCATATAATAAATCATTATCTCCATTAGCACCTAAATCCTGGTATGGACAATAATATCCCTCAGATTTTACAATTGCAATTAAACTTATAACAATAATAGCTTTTATGAACATTTTGATCTTATTATCTTTCTTGATTGTTAAAATTTATTGTTTTTAAATTAATTTATTTAATTAAATAAATAAATATTTAATTAATTAATTCTTTATTCATTTTTTATATATAAATGCTTCCAACCTTTATATTGTTTTGCGTTTAACATAACAACACCATATTCGCATTTTAAATTTTTATATGTTTCTTTAATATACATTTCTACTTCTTGACGATATTTAGTAGAAATACTTGAATGTATATCATTTTTATTTAAATACAACTGACAAATATCTTTTAATTGTAATAATTCATTTTCTTTATAAATAATATTCTGTTCTAACCATTTATAGAAATTTAATTTATCCTTTTCATTGTTATTATAATTGAACAAGCAATTTATAACAATTCCTTGTAAAGTATCAATAAATTCATATACTTTTATGTTTTTTGATTTAAATAAATCTATAATGTTTGTTTTCTGTTCATCTTTTATTGTACCAAAAAAATAAACACATAAATTTTTAGTATCTTTGAAATTATAACTTAACAATTGTCCCAACGCAGTTTTATAATCACGCCATTGTTTTATTTCTACATGTTCATCTTTTGTAGATAAATCAGTTATTCCATAAATTGTTCGTTTATGCGTTGCACCTAATCTTTTTTCTAAAAATTTCTGATAATATATCTCATTACGTTTTGCTTCTAAAGACTCCAAACGTAATTCAAAATCATCTTGTCTTTGTATAATTTTATTTAATTTTTCATCTATTTTCTTATACATATCAAATATTAATTCGTTGTCTTCCATTTATTTTTAAAAATTTTATAAATCTTTCAATTTTTATTAATTTACGCTTTGGTTATATCAGTTTTTTTTAAGGTTATATCAAGTTATATCAATTACGGTTTGGTTATATCAGTTATATCTATTTTTTAACTTTTCTATTATTTTTATTATTATATTTTTTTTTCTATAGAAAAGTTTAAAAATAGATATAACTGGTATAACCAAACCATAATTGATATAACTTTGATATAACCTTGGTATAACTTGATATAACCTTAAAAAATAAAAAAATAATAAAAAAATAAACCATAAAAATACAAAAAACAAAAACATTGTTTAAAAATTTCCCACCATAAGAAAAAAACAGATAAATTTAATCAAAAAAAATAAATTGTTACCATAATTAATTTTTTATAAATAGATGTTTCCATCCGTTAAATGTCGAATCATTAATTTTAACAACACCATATTCACTTTTTAAATTTTTATATTTTTCTTTAATATAACGTTCAACTTCCTTTTTGTATTTACTTGACAAACTTGAATGAATTTTAGTTTTATTTAAATACATTTGACAAACTTCTTTTAATTGTAATAACGAACCTTCTTTAAATTGAATATTTTCTTCTAACCAATTGTAAAAATCATTATTTTCTTGACGATATTCATTTGTTTTAATTTGAATTTCCTTTGGTTCTCTAATATCTTTGTAATAATAGTCTAATAAAATTTTTATAAACGTCTGTCTCCAACTAACGTCTTCTCTCATTCTCGATGGTAGGGTTCTGTCAATTTTATATTCATTCTGTTCATTTGGTTCATCTACAAATCTTGATGGAAAATCTATAACACGAATACGTCTCCATAATGCAGTATCTTCACCTTTAATTTCAGGAAGTTCATTACAAGCCAAAAACAATTTTGCTTCTAATACAAAACTGACTGCTTCTTGATAAAGTCCTCTTGCTACAATTTCTTCACTTCCAGTTAACTCTTTTAACAATCCAATATTGATTTTCTCACCATCCTCTGGTTCACTTAAAAACGCAAAACGTTTATGCATTAATTTGATTTTTTCACTGTTAGCTTCATTTGCATTATTTCTTTTTCTAGTTAAAAGAGTTACTTCAACTTTTTCTCCAAATTCTCCCATGGCTAATTTCATTAAATTAAGCAATTGACTTTTACCATTTGCACCAGTATCACCAATAAACATTAAAAAATAAGTATTAGGAAAATCACCATTTAAACATTCACTCATTTTTTTTAAAACATAATCCCTAACATCCTTATTAGGTAATACCTGATCTAAAAATGTATATACTTCTCTATTATTTATATCCGAATTGTAATTGTAATTAACAGTTAAATTAATATAATCTTCTTTTTTTGTTTCCCTAAATTTGTTTTCTAATAAATCATATACTCCATTTGAAAACGGAAGCAAATGTTTTTTACTATTTAATTTTGATATAAATGTTTCATCATTATAATACATTTTAGCACCTTTTATAATTTCTTCTTCAAAACCTGGCTTGTATAGTTTATTTGATAAACTTTTGATATTTTTAACCAATATATTACTCGTCTCTGTATCCTTATTTTCATAATACGCCTTAATACGATTAAAATGATTTGATAATTTTACTATTCGCTTTCTTAATTCCAATGATTCTTTATCACTTCTCCAAATACTTCCATTAAAATAATACCACATACCATTTGTATATTTAAAATCTATTTCTAATTTATGTAATAACTCACTTATTTTTACAACCTTATGACCATCTAATACTTGATTATACAATTTTGTTAATTCCTTATTTCTAAATATAGAATTATCTAATTCAACATCACAACTAAACTCTTCTTCACTATTATAATAGTTATTTTGAATATTTATATTTACAGTACCATTATTTACTAATTGATTGTAATTCATAAAAAAAGAATTTAAATGTTTATATTTGTCATCTATTGGTATTAACGTATTTTTAGGGAAAACACTATTACAAATTTTACATCTTAAACAATAACCATTATCACTTATCTGATGTTCTACATGACATTCTGGACATTTTCCTATCAATTTTAAAACCGTTTCTTTTGTGACATCTCCTTTAAAAACCATCTCATTTTTATCAAATTGTATATTAGGAGTACCCTTATCAAAATTTTCTACAATATAATTTTTACATTCTTCAATACCCCTTTGAATTAATTCTTGTTCAGTTTTATTAACTCGTAAACATTTCAATATAATTTCATTTAATTCCTTTGGAAATTCTTTTATTTTTATTTCATTATGTTTATAATTTTGACAATCCATATCGTGACATTTTTGTTTTGCACTATATGTATCTATAACTATATACTGATGATTTGTTTTATGCTCTCTATCTATATTATAACAATATGTATCATCCAGCGCAACTATAATACAATTTAACCTTTTATCTATTATAATATCTCTAACATCCTGTGATTTTGTTCTATAATATTTCCTTATAAATTGTTTAATTATATTTATATCTTGTTCTGATAACGTATCCTGTACCGGAAACACTATATCTTTGTCGTTGTCGTCTTGTTTAAATTCTTCTTGATTAAATTCTTCTTGTTTAAATTCTTCTTTACCTTTATTTTTGATTAAAGACTTTTTCTTTTTATTTATTTTTATAGATGCAGTATCTACAAGTAATTGTTTGTCTATACCTGGAACATGTCCAACAAATGTTTCTAAAAAATCTAAATCTAAATCTAAAGATAATTTTGATTTAACTAATGGTCTAATTTCATTATTCTTTGAACTTAAATATGTTCTAAACAAACCTTCTCTATATACTGACGTATCTATTATTTTTTTTTCTACTAATTCATTAAATAAATCACTTATTATACGTTTAAATCCGCGTACATTTTTAAAATAAATAGGTTTATTTTCATTAAAAATTCTAAAAATTATATGATATGATCGTTTTACATCTTCTAAATGTGATTCTAATATAATCTTTTTAACGTTACTCTGTTTATATAAATCACCTATAAAACAATCCATTTTCTCACATATATCCTTTATAATTATTTCATGATTTATATATTCATCTAAAGCCTTATCTTTATATATTTCTATATCCATAAAAAAATTAAATGGGCGTTTATCATTTATAAATTCATAATAATTTGGATTTTCCTTTGTCTCTATTAAACTTTTAAAATCATTAAAATCTTTTAAAATAAAATATTTTGTAATATTATCATTACATAATAGCATATCGTTTTTTAAATATTTTAAAGCAGTTGCTTTTCTAGCAAAAACTTTCATAATTTAAAAATAAACACTTACTTATATTAAATGTTTATTTTTAAATTCTTATATTATCTTTTTATTATTTGTTTTAGTAAAATTAGATTTAATGTAATTTAAGCTTTTCCAGCAGATTTCTTCTTATATGATCGTTTCTTTCCAGATCGCTTTTTAGCAGAAGACTTCTTTTTAGATGATCGCTTTTTAGCAGAACGTCTTTTAACAGATCGCTTTTTAGCAGAAGACTTCTTTTTAGATGATCGCTTTTTAGCAGAACGTCTTTTAACAGATCGCTTTTTAGCAGAAGACTTCTTTTTAGATGATCGCTTTTTAGCAGAACGTCTTTTAAC